CCCCAAAAATAAAGTCAAAATCAACCGCACTTAAAACGGGTTTAAATGTGGTTTGAATCGGGTTTAAATACAGCCTTTGATTAAGTAACCGGCGGCTTTACCCACAATGTACGGTTTATTGATATCGGTAGTACGAACGATTTCAACTTTACCACCTACTTCGGTGTAAGTATCCACATACAAGCCGTTTTTACAGCGTACGGTATAACTAAATGATGGCTCGTAGATATTTTGTTTTTGCTCTTTTGATGGCGGCGCAACATAAGCCAACACAATCGCTTTCGACCAAATATCTTTTAATTCGCCAGCTTGTTCATGCACAGCTTCACCCACAACAATACGATCTACTTTGATTAATTTTGCAAAGTCTTCCGGTGTTAAAACTGCGGTAGCCACGTATTTGATTTTTTCTAATACTTTCGGGTGTTCGCTTAACACTTCCAGCACATCACCGGAAATTGCGCAGACGTTTGGTTTGCGACCAGTGGTGTGCTTAATTGCGCGAATACCGGTTTTAATCACACCAATCGGGTCTGAATTAGGGTCGGTAAATTGAGACGTGCCGCTTAAAGTCACTTTGTTTGTTGTTTCGTAGTTAGCTTCGTTTAAGGCTAAGTCTGCACAAGCTTTCTCACGACCCAGAGCAATTACGTCTTGAGTGACACCGGTGGCGTATTGGCGCAACGGATACACACCTTCAGTTTCGTTTACTTCGCGGATGTCAATCGGATATTCGATGTCGTTTTCTTCTAAAACAACGGTCAATGAACCAATATCTTCCGGCGTTAAACGATTTGATGCAGCACGAAGCTCACATTTTGTGGTTTGTAAACGGAACGCTAAGCGACCGAATGTCGGGATTTTGCCGCCTTCTTTTTGGGTTTCTGCGATAGGGAACAACACTTCAGAAATCATGTTGCCGTTGTAATAACCTTGCGCGAGTTCGGTTAATACCGGGTCAACGACGCCTTGTTTTGATAAATCAGTCATTGATTTGCTCCTTTATTGAGTGATTGCGTTAAATGCGGTTGTGTAATCTACATTGTGTTCTTTCATGTAAGCCCAGACTTTTTTGTCCATGTCGATGGCGTCAGCTGACGTGCCTTCGGCATATTCCAACGTGTCATTTTGTGCGGTTGTCGCTTTTTCTTTGGTTGCTACCTCAGAGAAATTTACGGCTTGAGGTTGCGCATCCAAAAAGGCTTTGAGTTTGCTGTATAGGCTATCTCCCTCACCAAACTCGACCACACCACCTTGCATTGTGGTGGAAGCATAATTCAACAAATCGACCGCTTGTTGTTTAGCAATCGGGGCGAGTTTGCCTGCTTTCACTAAGCCTTCCGCAAAGTCGGCATTTTCGGCTTTGGCTTGGTTGAGTTCCGCTTCTGCCTTTTCCGCTTTCGCTTTGGCGTTTTCATCTTTGAGTTGCTGATTTTCAGCACGCAAACGGTCTAATTCCGCTTTCTCTTCTGCACTCTTTTCAGGTTCTCCTTGAGTTGGTTCAGTTTGATTGGGTTCATTTGGCATTGCTTCGCAAAAATCCACAATACCTTGCTCACTTTCTGAAAATTCAGGATTGCGCAAGCCTTTCACCGCAGGTGGCATAGCCCCTAAAAAGCCAACGTGGCGCAAATAAAGCGAGCCTTGTTTTGGGTTGTCGGGGCTGTTGGCAAGGTAGAAAAAGGCAGAGGCTTTCTTAAATCGCACATCAGCAACCATTTCGGCAAATTCGGGGTGGATTTGGTCAAGCTCCGCTTTCAACACATCGCCCTCTAACTGCAAGCCTTTTACCCATGCATAGGCTGGTGCTTCCATTGTGGGGTGTCCGATTACCGCTGGGGCTTCGTGATAGGCGACATCGTAGGCATCAACAGCTTGTTGCAAATCGGCAGACGTGATTTCTACCACCGTGCCGTGTGCATCTGGGCGTTTGCCTGCTTTAAAAATTTCGATAAAGGTCATTTCGTTCTCCTTGTTTGCACACATCATAGAAAAAATGACCGCTTGGGGCTTTTAAACTGGTTTAAGGATTGAAAAAGGGAATTTGAAATGGGAAGAAGGAGAAAAGGCGTGTTTTTGCGTGTTTACGGGTGTTTATAAACACGCTCAAGGTTATTCAAGCGATAATTTATCAAATGGGATTTAAAACGCCACAATGGGCGTTTTATGCGTTATTTTTGAAAATTGGGCGATACTATAGATTTTGGTCGATTTGACGTTGTAAAACAGCCTTTGCTTTCTCTAATAATTTTTGCTCATTTTGTGAATTGAGACCTAACCACGGACGAGCAGGAATTTTTGACTGTTTAGCGAAGACGGCATTGTCGCCTTTACCAAATTTTAATCGCTTGCCTTTCTTCGGTTTAATGACACCACCGAATTGGTGCAATCTGGCATACTTGGCATCTGAACCAAATTCAACGCCGTTGTTATCGTAGTTGTAAGCCGTTCTCTCAGATAAATAGCCTTGATGTTTTAAGATTTTGTCGTTGCCTTTTATCTCTTGGGTGAGCGGTGAAAGAGGCTTCCATTTGTTACCATCAGGATCAACTTCCTGCTTAAACCGTTCCGCGTGGATTTTCTTCAAGGTTTCCCCCAGCACGCCATAAAGCTTGTGGGGGTGTTGCAGTTGGTTGGCAATATGGTGCAGTTTTGCGACCGCTTGGGTGTCGTTGAGGGTGATTTTAATCATAACCTTGATCTCGTAGAATAAAAGCGTGGTAATGTTGCCACGCTTTATTTAAGGAATTTATTATGCAAAAAGACATTGCAGATACTATCGCGTTAATGAGTTCTAAAGAAATCTTAGTAAATAAATTACCCACTATGCCAGAAAGTGCAGCTCACGAAAGCCTCGCCATTGATTTTGTTGAGTTCGCTAAAAAGCTCTCTTTGGAATTACAAAACAATTACAGCGATGTTAATCTTGCTCTTTTTCAGGGTAATCATTCAGCATCTTAACGCTTGCTAAATAATTTGATAAAGACATAGTGCTATTTTCAAATTTTCTTAGCAAAGCCGATTTAATGTCGGCTTTTTCTTGTTTTGTTAAATAGTCAGGGTACATGCCTTGACTTTTAGCGTCTTCCCAGAAGTTCATTGTTATTCTCCTATTGATTAAAAAATAAGTTGGACGTATAGTAAAACCATTGCAGTAGGGGTTACCAACTGGAAAGGGGCCAGGGTCGAAAGACGGCTGATTATCCTGTTCGAATCAGGCAAACTACTGCAATGAACCCCATAACACTTCAAATGCTCCTAATTGAGTAAAATCTTCAACCGCACTTGCTGTTCTCACTACATTTAATTTTTGAGCGAGTTTCTTGCCGCTTAATTCATCTTTGATTTTGACTTCGTAATCCATTTTGATAGCAACCTTACCTTTCTCAGTTTCATAGATAAATAGCAGCACATCGCCAGCGTTCTTGTTGCGTTGCTGTTCTTTTGCCTGTAACAAAATCGCCTTTGGATTTCTCAACTTCTCTGGCAACTGCTCCCAAAACTCAATCGGCAGGTTAATACCTTTGGCTTGCTTGGTATCACGCAGGGCGTGCAATATATCTTTATCACGCACGGCAATCACGGCAGATTGTGGAGCACTTTTCAAGTGCGGTCAATTTATCAATGACTTTCGCAGGAATAACGCCTACGTTTTTCATTTGTCCACGTGCCATTTTTTCGGTGGCAACGGTAGCTACCATCGACTTCATTGCGCCGTTTAACATCATCACCGCTCGGGGATTTTGTAACACGTTTTCAACCAGCAGGCTGGCAAGTTTTGGCTCGGCATTGACAAATTTATTGAACAACAGCTGATCTACGTCCGCATTCCGCCCTGCAGTCAAACGTTCAAAATTATGCGGTTGAAATCCTACATCATAGCCTTTCGGCACGCGTACCATTCGTGGATTGCCGGAACGTGTGCCTACTAGTTTTTCCTGCCATTCAATTTCCGGCGATGGACTGACGGTTTTACCCATCTCTTTCAAATCATCCTCATCGTGAGCGGTGACAGTGCAATGGCAGCCGTAGGCTTTAATGGGGTAGTAATAACGCCAAAATGGATCATTTGCCGGTAAAATTGTGCCGTCCAAATCAATATGCTCTTGACGTGGGTGAGCGTTGTCGCGGTGATGATATTCCCAATAAGGCATTACATTAGCAAGGTCTAAATGCTGTTGCAGCCATCCGCGATTGTAAGCTGCATAAACGTTGGTGTCGTAAATAATACGAGTTCGCCAATTTCTACCGCCCTTGTAATCCCAACCTGTGCTAGCGACAATTTCGTCAAACCGCTTGCGAAAACTCTCCAGCGTTTCGCCGTTGTTGATGGCTTCGTCCACTGCTTCACGAAAGGCAAGCATCACTTCATTGCGGTTTGCGCCTGCCACCGTAAAAAAGTAGTCATGTTCATCGCCCAATACGTCTAAATAGCTGTTGGTCGGTAGATTGAGCTTTTTCTCAAAGTATTTGACTTGATTTTCAAAGGTGAATTTCATTGACAAATCTCCCCTAGTCCCTCTTCACTGAAGAGGGAGACTTGGCACGCTCATCTTCTACAGATTGTTGCCCTGCAAACTGTGCCGCAGTTGAACCCCAAGCTAGCAGTTCACCATATTCGGCATAGCTCAATTCGGGAATAAGGCTATCGAGCTGGTTGCGGAAGTCTTCCAAACTTTCGGCTTGCCCTAAGCGGTCGCGAATATCCTGTAGCCAAGTTTCAACAACGGCTTTGCCTTCCACTTCCAACTGTTCGCCAATGGTTTCAATTACGCTTTTGGGGATTGGCTCGGCAAAATCGATCTTATCCGTCCCTCTCTTTTGTAAAGAGGGGTTAGGGGAGATTTATTTAAACAAATGTTCGTAATTGATAACTTGCTCGCTATCCAGCCAACTCCACACATCAAAGCACGGGCAGTCTTTAATCCATTCATTAGGTGTGATTGTGCGGTCGCCGTTTAGGTCTGGGCTTAAATCACGATGTCCACAAATACGAGCACTGGGATATTTGGCTTCTAATTGGTGAAGCAAGCGATTGGGCTTCCGTATATTCGCTGTGATTGCGTTTGTCTTTGGTAATACCGCCGACTAAGCAGATGCCAAGGCTGTTTAAATTATGTCCTTTGACGTGTGCGCCTGTTTCTCCCTCTTTGCTACCTGTTTCAACGGTGCCGTCGGTGTCAATCACAAAGTGGTAGCCAATATGTTGTAAGTGCGGATTGAATTGCTTGTAGTTGTCCGCTAAACACCGAAAGACACGCTGTTTGTGCCAGTCATCAATGCGTTGTGCGGCGGTTTGAGTGGTGGTGCGGAGTTGCTTGCCGTTTTGGGTGGCTGAGCAATGGATCACGATTTTGGTGATGGGTGAGGTGTGCATAAAAAAACTCCAGTTATCAAGGATTGGTTGATAACTGGAGTTTAGTTAATGCTTATGGAAAGGGATTTTAAACTACTTTATAACCTTTGAATGGGCTTTATTGAAATAATAACGACAAATTAAACAACTTGGAGAACCCATTATGGCTAATTTTAAACGAGTTATTTGTTGTTACATTATTGAACGTGGTTTAACCGTGAAATGTAGCAATTTTATTGTCAAAAAAATGGAAAAATGCAAAAAAGGATCTTGGCTGTGGTGGCGACTGGCTAAGCTACACTTCAAACTTTTTGACCTTTCTTGCATTATTTTTCAGTATTCTAAATAAAAGCTAATAACTTTGTTTCTTTACTATGCCTTCTGAAGTTTTCAAAAACTTTGCGATAGGATATTCTGACTTGCAAGTGGCACAATAAAATTCATCTTGATAACTAGAAGAAACTATTGTTGCTCCCAAATGTCTTCTACGTTGCTGTAACGTTATTGATTTACCTTCATTATCGTAGCAATGTGGGCAAATATAATGTAAAACACCTTCGCCAGTGGATTGATAAAACGTCTAAATCTGGTATTCATAGATACGCCAAAAAATTGAAAGATTTAGATGGCTTTGTGGGGAAAAGCGGTTCATTTTAATTAGCTACTCAAATTGATGTTGATAATGCCTCAGAACCGAACCAATCGCTAGCTCAACTTTATCAACAACTTGGTCAGATTGAGTATCAAAAATTCCAAATCTTACAAAAAATTTCTGAATTAAGAGTAGAAATCCTACCTTAATAATAAACCCAGCTTACTAAAAATAGGCTAGGTTTATTTTTTCATATATTGAAACTTCGTTACATTTGAACTTTATATCTTACCAAATAGTCAGGTTTCTTCCCACATTTATCTTAGTTTATATGTGTTGGTTATGTTAGATGGGTTTAATTGGATTAAAGAATATGCCTAAAGGAATATTAAATAAGGGG